TCTCAAGGTAGAGTTGGAACAGCTGATAACGATATCAATGCAATCGTATCTATGGGTATGGTTCCTCAAGGTTATAGAGTGAACAACTACCTAACAGATTCAGATGCGTTCTATATCTTAACAGACGTGCCTAACGGTATGAAAATGTTCAACAGAGCACCATTGACAACTGCAATGGAAGGCGACTTTGACACTGGAAACGTTAGATACAAAGCTAGAGAAAGATACTCTTTCGGAGTTTCTGACCCTAGAGGTATCTTTGGTTCGCCAGGAGCGTAATCAATAATTTTTTGTGGCGGGACATAGTTCCGCCACAATCATAAAATAAACGGTGAGATTCATGAAAAAAATTTTAGTAAACATTTGGGCGTACAATCATCACACAAAATTTACAGTAGAATCAAAAGATTCCCCAACAGACCTGGAAAAATCTATCCTTGACAAACTTGGAGAAAACAGTATAGTTTGGGAAAACCTTGGAGTAAGTTATGACGACAAGGTAAATAGAATAACCTATGAGGAGGTTATAGATGATACAAGACCTATACAAAGCAAAAAGGTCCTTGGAGTTGAAGTGGGAACAGGAGCATCTAGATAATAATAGATATACTCTTGAAATGGTCAGAATTGATGACAAAGTTAGAGAAGTCATTACAAAGATCAAGCTGGAAGAAGCAGCAATTGCCCATAGACAGAACACAATTGAAGGTTCTGCTCCAGAAGTTTCAGTAGCTACTTAATCAAAAGCTACATCGTTGGAAAAATCCAATCCACACTACAGGCTCTCTTGCACTCTACTCAAAATTAGTATATAAAAACTACAACTATACAATTAATTAGAACATAGACGCGTATAGTCGACGGCCTAGAGACTATGTTCGGAAACTAGGAGGATATAATTATGGCAAATACTACATTTACAGGACCGGTACGATCGGAAAACGGTTTTGAATCTATAACAAAAAATGCAGATACAGGTGCAGTCACATCTAATGCAGCTTATGGAAAAGCTATTAGAGGTGGTGTTCAATCTTTATCAGGAGCAGGTGCAGTTGATTTAACTAACTTGGTAACTGAACTGACTACTACTGGAGCTAATGCATTGACTTTAGCGGATGGTACAACTTCAGGACAAGTTAAAATCGTTAACATGATTGTTGATGGTGGAGATGGAACTTTAACTCCAACTACTTTTGCAAATGGAACGACAATTACATTCGATGCAGTAGCTGAATCAGCTACTTTAGTTTGGAACAGTACTATTGGTTGGGTTGCAACTTCAGTTCAAGGTGCAACAATAGCGTAATAAATAATTAGTGTGGGGCTTCGGCCCCACATATTAATTTTAAGGAGAAACAAATATGTCATCAGACCAAAAATTTACAAAACTTACAGCTGACGGACAGGTAAAAACTTTTTCTGGAGGATCTACTAATATTGGTCCTGCTAGAATTACATACATTCAAGCTACAGGATTTACAAATATAAAACTTTATGATGCAGCAACTGCATCTGGAAATATTGTATTTGAATCTACTTTTGGAAGTGAAGGGTTAGATATGTATATGCCTGGAAATGGTATTAGATTTGAAACTACTATCTACGCTGATGTAACTGGAACAGGATCTGTTACTATCGGATACACTGGCTAGGAGGCTAAATGGCTAACGCAACTTCTGGAACAACTACTTTTGATAAAGACTTTTCTATTGATGAAATAGTAGAAGAATCTTTTGAAAGATTAGGTATCCAACAAGTATCAGGTTATCAATTAAAAACTTCAAGAAGATCTTTAAATATAATGCTTCAAGAATGGGGCAATAGAGGTATTCACTATTGGGAAATAGCAGAACTTGATCTTGATTTAATACAAGGACAAGCTGAATATAAATTTTTTAGAGCATCTTCAGATGGCACAAGTGCTACTTCAAATCCTAATGGTGTTTATGGAATTTCCGATGTCCTTGAAGCACAATTAAGATCAGATAGAACAGCAACAGATCAATCCGATAGTCCGATGACTAAAGTTGATAGATCAACTTACGGTGCTTTTTCAAACAAACTTTCTCAAGGTACGCCTAATCAATATTGGGTTCAAAGATTTATTGATCATGTTAGTATTAGTGTTTATCCAACTCCAGATTCAACTAATGCATCTAAAGATATGCATTTTTATTATATAAAAAGAATTCAAGACATTGGTGCTTATACAAATGCAACTGATATGCCTTTTAGATTTGTACCATGTATGGTTTCAGGTTTAACTTATTACTTATCTATGAAGTATGCTCCACAATTAACTCAAAATTTAAAATTATTATACGAAGACGAATTTCAAAGAGCACTTCAAGAAGATGGTTCAGCTTCAAGTACATTTATTACACCTAAAGCTTATTACCCAGGAACTTAATGTCTAAATACGCAACAGGAAAACATTCAAAAGCTATATCTGATAGATCAGGTTTAGAGTTTCCATACAGAGAGATGGTAAGAGAGTGGAACGGTTCATTTGTTCATTACACTGAGTATGAACCTAAGCAACCACAACTTGAACCTAAACCAATTGGTGGTGATGGTATTGCATTACTACAAGTAAGACCAGATAGAACAGAACCAATCACAACTGTTATGATACCACAAGATGGTTTTAAAACTTATCAAGCTGGGTCCAGTATTATAAATGTTAATGTGCCCGGACATGGTTTAACAAACGGTACAACTTATTTATTTAGAGGACCTCCAACAATTTCACCTGGAACAGGAACAACAACTAATCCTGTTTTTGCTTATGCAGAAATTCCAAACTTTGATGGAATTACTGGAGCACAAATAACTCAAGGATCTGGATATGCAATTACAACTGGACTTTATGATAATGGTGCAAGAGTTACAACAGATTATGCTTTATCAAATTTCTTCTTCTTTACAGTTAATACAGATACTGCTACAACAGGAGATATTAAAGGAGGAGGCTACGGTTGTTCCGTTGGGCCTATAACTATAACACCATGATTGAAAAAATTAAATATTTTATTTGCAAAATTTTTAACATTAAAGCATGTCAATGTGAAGTAGATGAACATATTGAAATGTATGAAGAAGTAAGAACAGACAAACAAGAAAAGATACGTAGAAAACATGGGGGAGATTCTAAGTAATGGCTTATACTTTAATAAACTTACAAGATGATATTAAAAATTATACTGAAGTTGATGACGGTGTATTTACATCAGGTGTATTGAATACAATAATTAAAAATGCTGAAAATAAAATTTATAGAGAGACTGATAGCGATGATAATAGGTTTTATGCAACATCTGCTTTAGTTGTAGGTAATAGATATGTAACTATTCCAAATGATTTAAGATTTATTAGGTATGCTCAATTGACTGATTCAGCAGGTAATCAAACTTTCTTAGAAAAAAAAGATACAAGTTTTATGGCAGAATTTTATAATACTCCGAACACGGCTTCAGGTATTCCTAAATATTATGGCAACTGGGATGCTGAATTTTGGGTAGTTGCACCTACTCCAAATGCTACTTTTTCTATTACTTTAGCTTATGTTAAACAACCTGTTAGTATAACAAGCACAACATTACCAACAACAGCAAATCCAGCATCTACTATTGGGACTTACACAAGTAATAAATATCAAGATTTACTTTTATATGCTTGTCTGGTAGAAGCATATGGATACTTGAAAGGTCCTGCAGATATGTTACAATATTATGTGCAGGCTTACGAAAAAGCAATGCAATCGTACGCGATAGAACAACAAGGTCGTAGACGCCGAGACGAATATCAAGATGGTGTAATTCGTACTCCTTTAAACTCACCATCACCATAAATTTAAGGAGAAAATAATATGGCAAATATAATACCGTTCTCATTTAGAGGAGAACTCTTTTCGGGAACACATAATTTTGCAAGTGGAGGAGATGCATTCAAAATAGCTTTGTATACATCTATAGCTTCATATAGTACTTCAAGTGATGTTGTACTTACAGCTAATGAAGTTAGTTCTGCTGGTAGTTCAAACTACGAGAGAAAAACTTTAGGTTCACAAGCAGTAGCTAGTGGAACTGCAGTTGCTTCAGTTGACTTTGCAGATAGTACTTGGGCTAATGCTAGCTTTACAGCAGCAGGCGCAGCTATTTACAATGATGACAAGGGTGATAAATTATGTGTAGTATTAGATTTTGGTGGAGACAAAACGGCTACTAATGGTACGTTTACAGTTTCTTATCCTGATCCAAGTACACCGGCTAATGCAATTATAAGCATGGCATAAGGAGAAAACTAAATGGCGTTTAAATTAAACGATAGAGTTAAAGAATCCAGTGCAACAACTGGGACAGGTACATTTACACTTGGTGGTGCAGTAACAGGTTTTGAAACTTTTGCTGCAGGTATAGGTGGAAGTAATACTACTTACTATTGTATTTTTCAAACTGGTACTAGTAATTTTGAAGTTGGTTTTGGAACTTTAAATGGAGGAGCAAGTACACTTGCTAGAACTAATGTTATATCTAGTTCTAATAGTGATGGTCTTGTAAGCTTTAATGGTAACACAGAAGTATTCTGTACAGTGCCTGGTGCAAAAATAGGTTTACCAAATCCTGAAGAATATGGTTCTTCATCAGCTCCAAAAATAATTACTGTTAAAGTTGGAACAAAAACTGCAGCTCATCCGTATTCAGGTCAAGGATCTTCAAGTGCATATTTCTTTAATGGATTAGAATCACCAGCAATTACATTTTCAGGTGCAGATTCATCTTACAAATATTATTATAGATTTGATCAATCTGATTCTACTAACTCAAGTCACCCTTTACGATTTTATTTAGAAGCAGACAAATCTACAGCTTATACTACAGGTGTAACTACAAATGGAACTCCAGGTAGTTCTGGTGCATATACTCAAATAGCAGTAGATATTAATACACCTAATGTTGTTTATTACCAATGTTCAAGTCACTCTTACATGGGTAACTTTGCAAACGTAATATCTAATTATGTAAATGGTGATTTAACTGTAGGCTCATTATTAAAAATGCCTGACAATACATCTGCTAAAATATTAGTTGCAGATGGTACAAGTTATCAAGAATCAGCAGTATCAGGTGATGCAACAATCGCATCTGGCGGAGCATTAACACTAGCTAACTCTGGAGTATCAGCAGCTAGTTATACAAATTCATCAATCACAGTAGATGCAAAAGGAAGAGTAACAGCAGCATCTAGTGGAACAGCAGGAGCTACAGCGGGTTTTGCCGTTGCAATGGCAATCGCGTTATAGTATAAGGAATAAATTATGGCACAAGATTTTAAAAGATTCGGAGATCAGGACGTAGGAACATCAGCAGTAACTATTCATACTAGTAATTCTAACGATGCTATAATTTCTATTCGTCTCGCAAACATAACAACATCAACAATAAATGCAGACGTATTTATAACATCTTCAGTAACAGGTGGTTCTCAAAACCACTACATAATCAAAAATGCGCCGATAGTTGCGGGCGGATCGCTCGAGCTTATAGACGGCGGAAGTAAATTAGTAATGCAAAACGGAGACGTAGTTAAGGCACAATCAGATACTGCAAGTTCATTGAGTGTTTGGATGTCTACAGTTGATGCAATAAGTTCATAGGAGTAATCATGGCGTACGTAGGAAATGCACCGAAACAAAATTTAAATACCATGAACTCTCAACAGTTCAATGGTGATGGGTCCGCTGTCAATTTTACATTAAGTCAAAGTGTTTCAAATACTGCAGAAGCAGAAGTTTAT